CGGTGTAGTCGGTCACGTTGCCGTCAGTAACCTTGATGAATCCGTCGCGTATCCAGCCGAGGTAGTCGACCTTGTCGCGGTTCGTCCGCTCCACGGCGTTCGCCTCGGGAATCCAGAAGAACGGCAGAACGTCGATGCTGCCGTCCTCGGGGTCGGGGCAGATCAGCACGAGGGCGGTCAGGTCATAGGTCGTCGCGAGGTCGAGGCCCGCGTAAACGGGCCGGTCGCCGAAGTCGCGGAGCGGCAGGGAGCCCTGCTGCCACGTTTCCGGTGACAGCCACCGAACGTCGGAGGTCGTCCACGTATTGAGCCGGTATCTGAGGAACGAGTTCAACTTCGTTGGCGACTGCTCGGCCTCCTTCGCGTCCGCTGCGAAAACGTCCTCCTTGATCGTCACGCCCCACGACGGGTTCGCCTGCGGCCAGACTTCGGAGTCCTTCCAATCGGCCTCCTCCTCCATCTCGTAGATGCAGGAGAAGAACGTGGGATCGTGCCGCCAGTTCGCCGCGACCGCCTTGGCGTACTGATACTGCTCGTAGCAAATCCCTTTTCGGTCGTAGCCCGCCGTCGTGATCGACACGAGCAGCGGCTGCTCGCGGGCCGCGCCGCCGTACCTGAGTGCATCCCACAGGCGGCGATCCTTTTGGGCGTGAAGCTCGTCGAACAGCAGGCCGTGAATGTTCAAGCCTTCCGCACGGAAGGCGTCAGCGGACAGGACGCGGTAGAACGACGCCTCCTTGCGGTAGGCAATCGTGCGGCGAGAGTCGATGACCTCCAGCACCCGAGAGAGTTGCGGCGAGGCCCGCACCATGCTCGCGGCCTCACGGTAGACCACCGAGGCTTGCTCGCGATCCGCAGCCGCGCCGTAGACCTCGGCACCGTTCTCGCCGTCCATGACGAGCAGGTAGAGCCCGATGCCCGCGAGCAGGGTGGACTTGCCCTGCTTCTTGGCCGTAGATATGTAGGCCACGCGGAAGCGGCGAGTGTCGTCGTCCAGCCGCTTCCAGCCGAACAACTCGCCGATCATCACCGTCTGCCACTCTAAGAGCGCAAACGGCTTGCCAGCGTGCTTGCCCTTGCTGTGCCGCAGCCAGCCCTCGAAAAACTCGACGGCGTGCTTCGCGGCCTCGGGGTCGAAGTAGTAGTCAAGCCCCTGACGAGCGGCGTCGCTTCGCAGCGTAGGCGGCAACCGGGTCTGTATCTGCGTTTCCATTCGTCGATACCTGCGACCGGCTGCTCGGGTTCAAGCCGAAGTCTTGCTGCATCCGGCGGATGTCGCTGCGGAGCGACCGCTCATCGACGGCCCACGAGTGCGGCTGCGTCCACTTGATCCGCAACTTCCCGTCGGTGCGATTCGGGTCTGTCTCCATCATCACGTTGTCGCGACCGAACTGCTTGCACTTCGACTTCGCCTCCAGCCACTTAGACCATGCGTGGCAATAGATCGCCCATGCGTCGATGTCGGCCTCGGTGAACACCCGCATCCGCCGCAGCATCGGCACGGTGTCGTTCCACTTCTTGACCGCCACCGGGTCGTCGGAAATCGACTCGGGCGGGTCGAGCTTGTCGAGCAGTTCCGGTGTCGGCTCGTTCGTCGGCAGCGATTCCTTCGACGGGTTGCCGCGAATGTATTTGAGGATCGACGGTTCGGGGGCGGGGCCGCGTTTGCCCATGTTTTGCTGCCTTTTTTCTTGAGTTGCACGCTGGGGCGAGCCGTCCTAACGTGTGTGGGCCATTCAAAGGAGGTACGAGAAATGAAACAAAACAAGCGACGCTCGGAAGGCTCTTTTCCATACTACAAACTGGCGACTTTCGACGCGATTTCTTTTTGCTTCCGCGACGGCAAGGTGGCCTACGCCACCGAGGCCGAAGCAAAGGCAGCAGCCAAGAAGCCCGGCAGCTACAGAGTCAGCGTTGTGCATGAAAACGGTCGCAGCGATATGCACGCCTTTGATGTCGGAAACCTAGCCTCTGCTCGGCCCTAGCGGGAAACATTCCAAAACAGTCGCCGCCCTCGCCCTAGGCGAACAAAAGGCTCCCACGCTTTTGCGTCGTAGTTGCTGCAAGAAGGGAAGTGTGGTGGGGCTTTCGAGTCCTCCTCGAAGGGTTGGCTACAAGGCAGTACCGTCGCCTGCCCAACCTCCGCTCTCGTTAGGCTGCGTCCAACTTGGACGACGAAGAAGCGAACAGACTCTAGCCCTCGCTGGAGCCCGCGAGTAAGCACGCCTGAGCCTGCCACGCTCCAGACTTCGTCCAGCGGTCCGACAATGCGGGCGACATGCGAGGCTCTTTCCGCTATCGCGTCGAAGGCAGTAGGCGTCTCAAGTCCAAATGGCAGCAGGCAGGCCCCTGAGGCAAGGCAGTAGGATTTCGCCTTTGCTTGAACATTAGACAGGTAGCCCGAAGGGATTTGCACGACTTTCGCCCCGGCCCGCTTTGCCTCCAGCGTTCTTGCGTGCGGCTGCTTCCGCTTGGCGACGAATATGGTCGCCAGTACTCCAAGTTCCGCAGCCGCGTAAGCGATGGCGATTTGTGCCCCGCCGTAGGCGGGGCTGGCGTAGACGACCTCACGGTGGCCTTCGATGAGCCGGTCCACAAAACACCTTTTTGTGCCGCCGATAACCAAGTCGTCCCGCACGACGAAAACGCCTTCACGATGCTGCTCTACCACTGGATCAGGGATCACCCAGCACCTCGCCAAACTGCTGCGCCAACTCAGGGTCGCAGAAGTCGCAGTCTCCGCACGCTTCGGTTGCTTTCTTGCCGTCGCCCTTCACAAAGACGAGAACATTCTGGTGCGTCTTTCCGAGTTTTCTGCCAGCAGCAAACTGTCTCCCAACGCGAATGGGAAGCGACCCAACAGCGGTCACCAGCACCGCCTCGTTGTAGAGGCGAAGCCCGGCCTGCTGGAACGCTTGCACAGTGTCTGGAACAAAGCCGTAGTAGTTTCCGTCTTTGCCCCTCGCTTCGCCAACCACAAAACACGCAAACCTGTCCTGCTTTAGAAGGGAGCATGACTCGGCGATGATCTTGAAGTAGGCATCTCTGAACTTTTCGTATGGCAGCGTTGAAATGTCGAGCGGGTTCTTGCTGTAGACCTCAAGGTCTGCGTAAGGAGGGCAACTGAAAAGGAAGTCCGCCTCCAGCCCTCCTGCGTGGGCGACAATCTCGCGGCTGTCTCCGACATGCCACTGCGGCTTCGGGGCTTGGCAGATTGTTTCCACCTGCTTGCGGTTGGCTTCGACCTGCTCCTCCCGCAGTTCGCATCCGAAGTAGCGAAGCCCGAGCCGCGAGGCGACGACGCCGCGAACAGAGCCGCCAGCGAACGGGTCGAGCACTTGCCCGCCGCGAGGGCAAAACCAGCGGTAGGCCAGTTCGCAGAGAACCGGGTCGAAGATCGACGTTCCGCTGCTGCTTGCTCCAGAAGCCGCCCAAGCATCGCCGCCGTCGTACTCTTCCGCCATGCTTCGCGATGTTTCGCTGCCGCCTCCTCCGGGTCTTGTATGAACAGCCTTTTTGTCATTCATTTTGTGTTCGCCCCTCATGAGGTCTTGACCGTAAGTTGCAGCCAAACGCTTGCTCATCTCTGCACCTTTGTCTTCATGCCGACAAGCCGGTTGCCATTCTCGTCGTAGCCAGAAACCATCGGGGAGCCACCGGGACATGCGTTCCAGCCTTCTCCTCGGCCAAGTTCCGACTGTATTCCGATGGCGATCCATGCCCGCTTTCTGTCCTGCCACCATCCCTCTCGTGCATTCAGCACTGAAAATGGTGCAACTCCAAAACGCTCGGCGAGGCTTTGACGCTCTGGCAGCTCACTGTCTGCTTGCTCAGGTTTTTCTTCGTTGGAGTCGGAGCTGGTCTCGGCGTACAGCCCCGCTTCGCTCGCCGTGCTGGCAAGCATCTGCTGCAACGCCTCGCTCCCGGTATCCACGTTGCGGAGCAGTTCGTCCAACTTCGCCGCGTCGCTCTCGGCCATCGCGGCAAGCGGATCGAGCGTCGCAAGCAACTTGTCGGCTTCAGCCTCATTCACGTCGAGGATCAGCACCGGCACGTCGCCGTCACCGAGCGTCTCGGCACGGAGGTGGCCGTCGATCAGCATCAGCGAGCCGTCGGGCAACTCGCGGGCGAGGCAGGCGTCGGCAAGGCCGACCTCGGCCAGCACGCCTCGGAGTGCGTCCTGCTGGGCCTTGGGGTGCGTCCGCCAGTTCTTCGGATTGGGCCTGAGGTCGCTGGCAGGGACCATACGGAGCGATTTGACGCGGTTTCTGATGTTCATGTAGGGAAACTATTGGCTGGAGGAAACGGGCCGCAGAACGCAGATTTGGAAGCCGGAAAGGGAGGGGGGCCGGAAACTCCCGGCCGCTCCCCTACAGGGAATACAGTTGGTTTTAGTGGTTGCCCCGGCGGTCGCACCCCCCCCTAGGGGGTCGGCCCTATGTATAAGGCTCCCTGACGCGTCGATCGGGACCAAAAAGTCCACGTTCATCCATTCGTCATGGTTTTGCGGGTGTGACAGCCGTGGCAGAGGCACTGGCCGTTGTCTACCACGTACCGCAAGTCTGGCCGCACCGCGACCGGAATGATGTGGTCGGCGTGAGCCTCCCGCTTCGCTCCGCAGGCTCGGCCACACGACCGGCAGAGGTAGCCATCGCGGAGCAGCACCGCGAGCCGCCATGCCTTGTGCTTGCCATCGCAGTAGCCTCGGGCCGCAGCGTTCGGTCTGGACTCCCGCCGCCGCACCTTCGCGGTGCTGCGCGGCAGTTTCCACATCTCGATCCGCTGCGGCATCGACTCAACTCTTGAGGGTCAGGGTCGCCGATACCCCCGTGCCTGCGGTATTTCCGACCAGCACTTCGAGGTATGGCACGCCGAACACGGCGTCAGGCAGGGCGTACATTCCACCCACCGAGGTCGATGGAGTCAGCGTGATGTCGGCCACCGAGCCGTCGGTGTTGTAGAGCCGCTTGAACGTGCCACCCTCAGTCGAACCACCCCACATCTGGAGCGTGGTCGCTGCCGTCGCGATCGTGCCGATGTCCACGACCCCGCCAGCAAAGTCCTCAAGGTACAGCGTGGTCGCCGACGCGGTGGACGTGGTCAGCGTGATGGGAACTTGCCGCGACCGGCGGCGCATCTTGATCTCGGACATCGCATCATCTCCTGTGGTGGCACGGGTCTTGCCCGCAACGTGGCCTGCGGTTCAGCCTATGGGCGGAGCCTGTCATCCTTGCAGCGGATTTTGCACCGCATCGCGGTACTCGGCCTCGGTGATCTCTGCTGCTGCACCGCTGCCAATCATGTAGCCAAGCATCTCCTCGGCAGCAGCGTACGCACAGAACTCGTCATTGACGGCTAAGACGATGCGTCCTGCTGCGTCCCGTGGAGCGACGGCGGCGGGGTCAATGCACGTCTGCGTCTTCGTCTCGGCGCTGGGGTGGCCCCATGCGGCATCCAGTGCAAGCCTTGCCTGCTCGTACACCTCGTCGCCAGCCTCGCAACGAAAGTATCTCATGCGACGGTAATCCCCCACTTTTTGCCAAGGCCACGCTCTGCCGTAGCGATCTCAGAATCCGATAGAGCCGCTTGGTAAGCCAGCAGCTCGGAAAGGTACTGCTGACTGGTCGTAGATTCTGGCACGCGGAACGCAGCAGTTGTCGTGGAATAGTTGCCTGACGCATTTGTTTTTGAAGCAATCGTCACGCCGTTTCTGCGGACTCGCATGGTTGCGCCATGACGCAACACAGTCAGCACCACTGGCGACGTAAAATCAGACGCTGACAAAGTTGCGCTCAATCTGCCGCCAGACGCATTGGCAACGTCCAGAAACATGGTTGCACCACCAAAAAACAAGGAAAGGAAAAACCTTCCGTTTGCTTGGCTGTCGCTACCAAATGTAATGTTCCCAGAGTTGGCAAGCGTGGGCATGTACCCCACATACATAATCGTTGTGATCGGGTTTGTCGTTGGCGTCAAAACATAGTCAGCAACTGTGGCAGTTGAAGTGAGCGTGTCGGTGCTGTCTATAAACAGCGTCGGCTTTCCGTTCGCGCCAGTCGCTTGATACGTCGGCTGGTTGTTCGCCGTGCCTTGCGTGGCATGAAACCCGTTGCCGCTCAGGTCGTTCACTTGCGAAACGGTGGAACCGTTGAATGTGAGCGATGACGTATTGGCAACGTCCAGCCACAGCTTCAGACCGCTAATGCTCTTAGGGTTGAAGCCCGTGGCCCGTGGCCGCAGCAGTCGTGGACTCATCGGCATGGCTCAGTTCTCCTGCGTCGAGACCGGATGAACTTCCTCCACGCCCACACGAACAGCATCCGCACCCACCATGGTTGCCCTTGCAGCAGCAACCGCAGCGGCGCATCGAGCGGGTTCGTTGTTGAGGTGATGCGTGTCAGCAGAAAGCCACACCAAGAGCGAGACGATCCACTTCCAGAACAGGGCGATCATAGGGATGCCTCGTTGTATTTCTTCCAGACGAACATGCACAGCAACGCACCGGCCACGCTGAGGACCAGACCTCCGGGAGCGTAATGGCTCCCCGTGATGATCGAACCGACCAGCCCGCCAGCCACCGATCCAGCCACGCCGATGCCGATGGTCACGAACCGCGAACGCGGCTCGCCCGGAGGCCACAGCCACTCGGCCACGCTGCCAGCAATCCAACCGAACACCAGCCAGACAATGATTCCAAGCATCACCAGCCCTCCGAATGACAGATGTTTCCTTGCTCCCGGTAGAGCCGCTCCTGCCTCGGCGGCGGATCGGCGAACACAGCCACCCACAAGCCGAGCTTCGCCAGCCGCTGGAGAAACCGAACCACCGGCCGGTCGTGCTTCGGCACGAACGGGTTGATCGGATCGAAGCCGGGAGCGCACGCCACCAAGTACCCTGCGACAAGGCACGCAAGGCACGCGGCGACAAAGGTACTACGCGTCACAGTGCGAGCGCGTGGTTGATCGTTGACTCGCGGCGCGAAGCCTGCGGAGACGGCGACATCCATTCTCGATGCTCCAGTTTTCTCCAAGGGAAACCTGACACTCCACCAATCGCGAACGAGTCACCCTGCCTCAAGATCGCCTCGATGTCGGCGCGGCTGGCCCAAAACGAGCCATCGGGCTGATCGGACGGCCACTTCGGCCCGGTGACCCACGTCGTGTTCCATGAGTTAAGGATCAGCACGCCGTCTCGCTTGCCCGGCCCGTCTTCAAAGCGCACAGAAATGCAGCACATGCAGTGGTTCCACTGCCCGCCGCGTGGCAAGAAGCCGTCCTTGTCCCGCGTCTTGGTCGCAGCGAACCCAACGTCGGAGCAGATCGGAACGCAGTAGCCAGACGTGATCGCCGCCACCAACTCGTCCCACGTCGTGACCTGAGCCACGGCCAACGCCCGATGATTCGCCGCAGCCGTAGCGATCTCGCGGGGAGGTCCGTAGGCTCCCCACTCGCGGGAGCGGTCGATCGAGTAGCGGCTCAGGTCGTACTTGCCGATGACCTCGCGGTAGAGAATCCCGCCCACGTCCTTGTCTTTGCACCGTCCTGCGACCCACCGTGCCGCCGCTGCGCCGTACGAGCCGTCGCTGTAGCCTGCGAACGTGACCGGAGGAAGCCTCGCGAACGTGCGGCTCCCGCCGTAGATCGGCTCGGTGGCGACGAGCTTCGGAGGGGCTGGCAGTTCGCCCTGCTTCCATGACACGGCCTGCCCGATGTAGGAGCCGACGCCCCAACCGAACGACACGCACGTGCCAGCAGAGCCTTGATCCCACGCGGTGAACGGCTTGCCGTAGACGGCCCGGTGAGCCTCGTCGGCGTAGCGGTACAGGAACGTGTCCGTCCGCTGGACGTTCTCCATGCACTCTTTTCCGGCCTGCGCGAATCGCGGCTGGTCAAGTTCGGAGAGGAACTCGGCCGTCGCTGCCGGATCGGGCAAGTAGCCGAAGTTGTTCTCGACGCGGTCGGCGAGGAATCCGACGTATCGGCTGACCAGCGTGCCGAGAGCCGCCGCGAAGATGACGAACGAGATGGCCGAGAGGGTCCACGATCCGCTACTGCGCTGCGTCACTGGCCGCCCTCCCAACATCGCGGAACGCCGACACCCACGCTGCCCGGCTCTCTGGCGTCAGTGGCCCTCCGTCCGTGCCGACATGGGCTTCCAGATACGTGGCAATCTTGTCGCGTGCCACCGGCTGCCGGTCGCCGATGCTCTCGCCCTTGCATCGCAGCAGGCGGGCGGTCTTTCGCAGTTGGTCGATCTGCGATCCGGTGACGTAGAACGGCTCGGATTGCGACCCGTCCCATTCGATCTCGTCGGCTAGTTCCAGCAGGATATTGCCCACCGTGGAAGCATCCGAACTCGCCGTCTCCCCGCGAAACTCTCCCTTGAGCGACAGCGGCCCGGCGTCGGGGGTCGGCTGCGGCGGCGGATTGTTCCTGCCCCACGACGGCAAGAAGAGCAAGGCAAGGCAGACAAGGCCGAGGCCGAGAAACTTTCGGTAATCGACGTGCGGCTTCACCGCCTCCAGCAGTGCCTTGAGTTTGTCCGCGTCGATGCCGAAGAACACCGCCGCAGCAGCGGCGATGAGCAGGAGCGAAATCATCTATGAGTACCCTCGGAGGTCACTCGGTTTTCGCAAAATCCCCGGCACCCCTTGCAGCCCTCACCACTGGCCTTCGCGGTTCAAGTCATCGAACACGTTCCGCATCTCGTCCGGAACGTCCACCGGCTGAATCGAGAACACGCTTGGCTTCGTGACCTGTCGCTGCGCCCGGATTTCGTCGGTCCAGAGAGCCGACTCGCACGTGGCCCGTGCCGCGACCCATGGTGCGAGGTCGAGGCTGGCCTCGGACGCGGCGACTTCCTCGGGCGTCGGCTTCTCGGGGCGCGACGGGCGGAATCGCAGCCGCCGGTCGTGCCGTGGCGGAAGCGGCACAACGTGCTTGAGTCGGATGACCTGTTCGCGGGTCACGGTCCAGAACGAACAGATGGCGGCGTAGGACGAGTGGCTCGCCCACTGGAGCTTGAGCGTGGCGATGTCGATTCTGGAGGTATCACCCGCCATCGGCAGGCACCCAAAACGACACGCACCGCATCGAGGGATTCAGCCCG